AACATTTCCTAATCATGCACTTTATTTAAGGGATTGGTATAATGATTAATGATTGGATCGGTAGTTGGAATGTTGAGGATTTAGTTGAATGGAGAAAGCAAGTAGATTCTTTCTACAATCATAAAATTGAATCGCATACTGTAATTTGTTGGAAAAATGCTCAAGAGAATTTTGTATATAAAAATCTCAACATGTTACATCCAGAAACTATACCTGATTTAACAACTAAATTTCCTGATTGTTTTTATTTGATAGTGTTATCTAAAAGTATGCTAGAGTGGGGCAAAGTAAGAGATATTACAAAAGTTTTTCCAACCAGCACTTTAGAGAATAATGTTGAAATTCCCGGTCTTCTTATAGAAAATAATGTTGAAAAATTAATTATTGAAGTTGATATCGATCATTACACAAATAAAGAAACAATAAGTAGTATTGATCTTGGTCGAGAAGATATGTTTACTGCAAAAGCACAAAAAGTGCTATGTGATTTTGATAATAAAACGTTTATTAGTAGTATTATCGATGGAGAAAAAGTCTACAATCACCATTTGTTAATAGGACAGTGAAACGCTTTTACTTTTGTTTTAATAGGAACAATACAATAGCATTTTTGACACATCTGCATACTTTTATTATAATGCTCGCATTTTAAACAAGTATTAACACGTTCTTTGTGCTCTTGATCATCGCACATAATTTGATCTTTTAGTTTAGTTAACTTAGTTTCAAACTCATGACCAAATAGATCAGTAAACCAACTCATACTAATAAGTCCAATACAGTTTGTAATTTGTCTTTAATTGCTTTGTTTTGAAGTGTATTACGCAAACCAACGTGCAGTGGTTTAGGCCAACAGTTTACGTTTGTCCACGCATATCCGCTATGCTCGTGATTAAGTGTTGGAATAAATTCGTTATCAACAATAGCCAAGTATGTGTGAAAGAAAAACTTTGAATCGTTTGAAGTAAACATTTCTAGTGGAATTACTTTTTTAATAAGCGGAGTTTTACCTACTTCTTCACCAATTTCACGCTCAAGTGCTTTCCATGGTGTTTCATCTCCTTCTGCCATACCACCAACTAGACCCCATTGACCTGCGGTTTTAGTTTTGGTACGTTCTAGGAAAAGAAATCGTTTGGTATTACGTGCATAAAATAATGCACCACTACAAACTATATTTTTGTCTAAAGTACTAGTCGCCATGACCCTTTTAAATATTCACCTTCATAACTTTTTAACCATGCGCCAGTGTTGTTTGTGTATTTGTACTGTACGCCTGTATATGTATTAGTTATGTAGACAGGGTCTTGTGCCACACTAGAATCGGCACGTTCGTCGTTTGAACCCGCATCAAATGTAATTTCCCAATTTGAACCGTTCCAGGTAATAATATCATTTGTGCTGGCTTGTAGTAGTGTGCCATCAGCATTTTGCCATGCGTTCATGTTAGCATCTGAACTATCATTTTTTACGTGCTGATGAATGTCATTTAGAATTAGATAACGTGTTCCTGCGGCCAAGTTATTGCTATCAGGATTAAAAGTTAATGGATCAATAATAGCATCTACAGTACCTCTGCTTGCTGTGCTATCAGTTAAAATAGTATTTTCAGGAACTGTGTCGCTGTCAAAACTTAATACCATTTCAGTATCGTCTGTTGGATTTACACTTGCTGTAGCAACAACTTCATTACCGTCTGATTTTGCTAAACGCACTGTGCTAAGTCCTGCTCTAAACTTGCCCGGATATTGATCAAGAAGTTTATACCAACTGACCGGTTCTCCGGTTCTATCAAATTCACCCGGATTAGGTTCACTTACACCTTCTGCTGGAGCAAGCAACCTTGCAGTATTGTTTAAAACTAACAATCCAAAATTTCCTGTTGTAATGTTAACTGTTGCAATAGGATCTACTGCATCAATAATACCGTCGCTGATGCTACCTGATTCGTCAAACACACTCATAATAATTTTTTCAATAACACCAAGTTGTTTGACTTTTGCTGGAGGTGTGATCCAAATAGGCATTGTGAATGTAAGTTCACCGATGTCAATTTCTGAATCAACGCCTTGTGGTATAGCACGACTTGAATAGTTTACACTTGACAGTTCAATCAAACTTAAACTGGTCCAGTCAACATAGTTTGCTGTGCTTTGAATTTCTAAACTTGGATTGAATAGAACAAGCATCTGTTCCATAATTTGTAATTTTTGATCAGTATTAGTTGACCATACATCGCATTTCATTTGCAAGTTAAATGGCACAGGCATTAATCTTTCAACTGTGTATCCAGGTCCTTGTGTTTGTAGGTATTCGCCTGTTGCAGGATCATAATCTCTTTCACGTAAATGCACTTTGCTTACGTGTGTTGGATTTTGTACCCTATCTCTTGCGTATTCTAAACCAGTAATATAACAACTAATGCGTGGAGCACTAATAACTTTGTTTTCTGAATTATCACGAATAATGTGTGCAACTTGACGTGTTAGATTACCATAACTGGTAGGAATCTTACGTAGTGTTCCTGCACCGTCTTTGTAACTAAAGTTGCTCATAACACGTATAAACTGTGTTACAAAGCGTCTTATTTGTCCATCATAAAAATGTTGCATTAATTATCTGCCTTAGGTTTAAGTGCTTGCGATAATGCTTGGCGTTCATTAACTGTTTCGCCATTAATTTCACTTGTGTTTGAGTTATTAACAAATGTTCCAATTTGTGTCTTAGCATTATCACTGCTTGGAGTTTCAACTCTTACAGCATCTTCATATTTAACCCAACGTGATCCATTGTATCTAAAAAGTCTGTTTGGAAAATAATCTGTTCTCAAGAAAAACTCTCCATCGCTTGCGGCTTGAGGGAATTGAGCACCAAAACTGTACAATGCTCCATTTGGTGGTACACCTTGTTCAGTTAAGTAACCAACATAAAAGTTTCCTTTTGCTGTTTTTAAGGTTGGTGTGCTACTTCCGTCATCATTAATATCTACGTTACCTGTGTCGTCTGTTGGAACAACAAAGTATTGTTTGGTATCGTAACCACTTATAACTGGTTGATTAGGGTCACCTGTGATGTCTTCGTTTGCTTGATTAAGAACTGCTTCATTAATCTGCATTTCTTTTTCATAAGTTGAAAGCACATCACGTATGGTAGATCCTGTACCTTCGCCGCTATCTTTATCAAAAATTTCTTTAAATTCTTGGCTATCCATAATTGGTTTTGCTTTTACCCTAAGCAAGTGTGGATACCAAGTTTGACTAAATCCTTCTGCACTTCTGTTTACATCTTCAATTACATAAAAGCGTTTTAGTGCTACACTGTAATCATTGAGTGCGTATTCGTCTTTGAGGTGTGGTAATTCTAACACATCACCGCTCATTAATTTTCTACCCAAATTTTCTACACTGCTGTTTAAATGAAATGTTATAAAAATTGTATCATTTTGTAGGAACATACCAAATTGACTTAGATCAAAATCTAAATCTTGCACATTGTAAATTCCACGCATAACGTACACATCATCTGAATACTTTCTATCTCTGTTTTCTAAAAACAGCAAATCCTGTATTTTTGTTTCAGGAATATCATTTGTACCGCGAGGCTGACTAGCAGTAGCATTATCGCCGGGGTCAACAGGGCCTTCGTACTTGTGTACAAATATGTCTGTACCGCCAACCTGAAAAGACTCGTATACGTTCTTATCTATAAAGCGATAGTCTGCGGATTTCTCTGGTCTGTATAAACTTAATCTGGGCATAGTAATTGTATTTATTGAATAAATATGTTTAAGATAGGAAACTTATATGAGTGATTTAGACAACAAAAAACAACAGGTCTTTAATTACGTTCGTACGCTACTAGGCGACGGAATGATCGATGTTGAACTCGATCCAAACCATTACGAAGTAGCATTAGAAAAAGCATTAGGAAAATATAGACAACGTGCAGAAAATGCAGTTGAAGAATCCTATATGATGCTTGAACTACAAGAAGATACAAACGACTATATTCTTCCAAATGAAGTAATTGACGTTAGAGAAGTGTTTAGACGCTCAATTGGTTCACGCACAGGCGGAGGAGATGGTGGTACACTGTTTGAACCATTCAACCTAGCCTATTCAAATACCTATTTGTTAAGTTCAACACAAATGGGCGGACTTTCAACATACTATGCTTTTGCCGGTTATCAAGAACTGGTAGGTAGAATGTTTGGTAGTTTTATCAATTTCAAATATGAACCTGTAAGCAAAAAACTTACAATCATGCAACGTCCGAGAACAGACGAACAAATTCTTATGCAAACTTACAACTATCGTCCGGACTTTAATCTACTAAGTGATCCATATGCTGGGCAGTGGCTAAAGGATTACACACTTGCAGTAGCCAAATACATGCTAGGCGAAGCAAGAAGCAAGTTTGCTACTATTTCAACACCACAGGGTGGTACTTCACTAAATGGCGATGCCCTCAAAGCAGACGCACAAGCCGAAATGGAGAAACTGGAAATGGATTTGGCAAATTACATCGATGGCAGTAAGCCATTATCGTTTGTAATTGGCTAAAAACTGCTTGACTTTCCACATTAATGACTATACAATTTAAGGATGCT